TGTTTTTTCCTACCTCCCATACTTTTTACGCAGAACTTTTATTCACCCACCATATGAAGCCACCTAGAAGGGAAGCCAAAATGGCGACCAAAAGACCAAATGAGAACTTTTTAGGGTTTTCCTCTGGAGGTTTATCTGGCAACTTTTGAACGTTATGGTTGAGGGTGTCAATCTTTTTTAGAAGTTTCTCGAGTGCCATGAGAATTTGAAGTTCACGATCTTTAGGTTTTTCTTTTACATTTTGGGTGGTAATTTCGAGTACCATATACCACTGTGAGTCTGGGTGAAGAGACACATAGTCACCATCATCCTGTTGTTCATAAATTTTGAAATCCAACTTTTTTACAGAGATGGGATTGAAATAGTTTTGGTGACGATTGAAACTTTTCCACTGTTTATCGCGAAGAACTGTCGTAGAATCTTTCGCGAAGTGCCTCTCGAGAGGTACTCTCGCAAACACCTGCCCATGGCGTTCATCAAGAATTTGGGCAACCTTCGGGATGTCAGGGCATACGATGTCAACATACTTGGCTATGTTACTGGCGTTAGCATCTGGACTGGCTCCACCTACTTGTGTGATGTAAAAGTCAGCCATCTTTACACCTAGGACTCGACCCATATCCTCGACATGTGTATTCGACTTTAGAGTGAGGTCAAGAGAGAATGAATTGTTTGTACCGTTTACGAATCTTGAGTCAACGATGATATATTGAACCTTTTTAGGTATGTCATCTAAAGACATTTCTAATGTTTATAAATATTATAATATGGTTCCTGCAATCGCGAAGAATACGATTATTCTCACAGGGAGTCTCTTTATGTATGGGGTTTGGGACTTCTGTAAGCTGATGAACTCATATAAAAAGAAGAACCCATAGATATGTAAAGATGCTTCTCACAGCCATTTTTAACGTCGCGATCGGGATGGGTCCTTACTACCTGAATTCGACCTATATGTGGATGAAGATGGCTTTATGGGATGCTCCGACCCGTGTCATCCTAGATGTTCAACTCGAGCAAATGAGACTTGAAAGAAACCTAAGTGAGGAGGAATCCGCAGATGAAAAACAAGAATGAAAGAATACCACTTCCCACTTGTTACGGACGAATACCGTATCGCGTTTCTGCAAGCGACTGAACCTTTGTGTGCCGACGTTCAGCGTCTCATTTGGGAAGAAGTACTTTACTGTACACAACCAATCGAACCTCCACCTACTCCCAGGAAATGTCCAACTTATTCCAGACTATCTTCGGCTTCTTTGCCTCGAAACCTGATCCAGGAGTTAACTCTAAATTAATAGAGGCCGTAAACGAGTGTGGCGAGAAGCGATACATTGAGATGGAAGTGGTAAGAAACTACCAACAAGAAAGACAACGAGATTTAGAAATTCTCCTTACGAAGTGTAAAAGGTTACTATCCTTCGTAGAAAGAACTGATGATCTACAGGTTTTTGATAAAATGGCTAGCTTTGTTGTAAAAGTGAGACAAGCTAAATATCGTGGTGATGATATTCAAGGATTGTTTCGAGAGTTTGAAGAAATCGAAAAAAATACAAAAAGAAGTTCTAAGTCCTTCCGAAACCTAAGTAAGGTGGTGATGATGATGGGATGATCATGAAACAATGGATCTCTTCCATAAAATATTGGCACTTGTCGACAAGAACTCAGACAGGATCCCGGAGGGGGATTACCTGGAGTTGTGCGACACTATCCAAGAGTTGCGAGAACAAGTAAAAGCACCTTCATTTCTCCTCGATCAAAATCAACCCCTTTGGATGGGTGGTGAAGCTCCAGTCTATCGACCCACTGTACCCATGTCAGATTCGTTGCCATCTGATCCTGAAACCGCTGCTCAACGAGATCGAGAACAACTTTATCAGCGATGGAGAGAACTTGATGAAGAGGTTATGTATCCTGGACTGAACCAGTTTTTACAGGAATTACATGAGGATTGGGCGGCAACGGATCATGACGGACCAGTTGAACCTGGATTTTATTATCCTCCACCAAGAGATGGTACCACTGTTGCCGAAGTCACTCTAACGCCTGGGCCTGACGCGTAAACTATGGAGGTCTCGCCAAGTATCTCGACTCACAAGTGGTGGAGCTGAAGGGTCCACTCTAGCTGAAGAGCGTGTTTCCATACGCGCGGAAGGGTCTATCGTAGCTGGTGTATAGACATCTCGTCGTTTTGAGAGTTCTTTTAATTTAAAGTGTAATTTCTTGAGTTCATTTGATATCTTTATGTATGCCCACTCATTTCTCATTGGGAACATTTCATCGTCATCCATAATCTCCATGATCGTTCTTATGTGTTCCATAAGTACCTAAGTGAAGCCTAGAATTTATATTTTTAAAGAAAACATGGAACACCCACTCCCCACCGGTATTTTCGTTGAGATGTCGAATGAGTTTGATGGCTGGACTGAGAAGGATTTTGATGATGAGATCCGAAGACTTAAAAATCGTGTGAAAGAACTCAAAAAACTTAAGAAACCCAAAACCCTCGTACCGATTCAAGAGACTGATGAAGATGAAGATGACGACGATATCATGCACGATCCCGATGTTCGTGAGATGGTTGAAAATGGTGAACACACATGTCACATGTTTGACGCACCTTGCCAAGCATGTGAAGATGATGAGGAGGAAGAGGAGACCGAAGAAGATGTTGACAAGTTACGTGCACACTTTTGTTAATCATTACCAAGTAAGTCTATCTCATGTTCATACGTTTGAGAGAGTAGGATAGTTTTCAAGTCTCGTGTAAATGAAATAAACTGTTTTGGGATGTCACCCCATAATCGTTCATTGGAAACAAATGCATCAACGGCTCCATCCCTCAACAAGGGTTCGAGAAGTGTCCAATTGGGTTCGTTGTACCTTATTTTTTTACACCCCCTCGCGAACCGCCTAGAGTATATGTACCACGCAGCGATACCCTTGTAAATGTTTATAGGTTTCTTCCCTTGTTCGAGACACTTCCGAAGTGATGGTACCACAAAAGTGTGAAACTTGGTGAAGCCATCCATACAAATCCTATCAAGTTCGTCGACATTGGTCGCGTTTGAGAAGCGCTCTTCAACCTTGTCGACGTACTCATAAATATCAAAGGGGAGTTCACCCTCGATGGAGGGAATAATCTCACTATGTTGAAGTTGTTTGAAATGACGACGATGTATTGGGTCATTCATGACTTCATCGAATGTGTTGTATCCCGAGAGCGCGCCGAGATAGGCTAATGATGTATGACCCCCATTGAGAATACGAATCTTGGTCTCTTCGTATGGTTCTAAATCCTTTGTGATGACAACTCCAACTTGTGTCAGGTCTGGAAAGTCGGATGCGAACTTGTCTTCGATGACCCACTGCTTATACTCTTCTGTCTGGACGGCATTGTAACCATAACCAGGAAACCTTTTTTCGACATCTTGGCGAAGAGCATCTGTCGTCCTTGGTGTGATTCGGTCGACCATACACGAGGGAAACTTGACATTTTCACGAATCCACACGGCGAGTTCATGTTGGTTTGTGTGATAGAGATATGCTAGAAACTGTGTCTCAAGGGCTAGGCCATTCTGCCTAATGTTGTCACAACATAAGATGGTCACAGGTGTCTTACGATTTCTAAGACCGCACGCCAGGTACTCAAAGAGGGGTGACCCTGGTGCATATCCACTTTCTGTGACAGTGACCGCGATGAGGTGAACACTGGGTAGAGTGAGCATATGTTTGGCGATAGTTCTGTTCTTCGTCCAATCAATGTAGTCGAGATGTGACCTGACAACCTTGTACTCCGAGGGGGTCTTCACGATGTAGTCATCAATTTCCCTAAATCCTTCATTTCTGAGATTGACGGCGACAATCCCCCACCTGAGGTCTCCCGTCTTTTCCATGTACTCGTCTATGTACATAGCCTGGTGTGCTCGGTGGAAGTTTCCATAACCTATATGTACCACACCAGTTTGACAATCGGACTTGTCGTACATAATTATACAAAAGACATAAATCCGTTCTCAAATCGCATGGTCTGGTATCCTGTGTAATACATATGCATTGAGTAAACATTGGCCGTGTCAGTTAATTCATTTTCTATGACCGTCTTATCTGATTGTATATTCGAAAAATCAAACATACCCGACGGATCTGTATTCATGGGTCTTATAGCAAAGCTATATGTATAGATATTTCTAATGGGTCTCGTTAATCGTACATCTAGTGGTATTTTGTATTTATAATAGTTGTAATTTGCATCTCTTATATGGGGTAGTCTACTGCCGAGTAAGTATAGATAGGCATATTCCATGACATGCCCAAAGAATGATGAGGAAACATCGAAGGTGGGAGATGTCGAAAAGTTGAAGCGATTCTGATAATAATATTCATCTTGATTGGTTGTGACATCTTGTCTCGCTATGTCTTCATTTTCAAAATCCTGTCGTCTAAAAAACCAATGTAAACATTTCACAGGTATATTTGGTACTAGATTGTTTCTCACGATATTTTTACCAATTTCTGTTACTGCAGTTGGATGTTTTTTTACGAAGTTAGAAATTATATTAATTGGGTTCTTCAACATATAAATTCGTTCATCGTTTGATATTGTTATCTCTTCTGTGATTATGTCGAAATCTCTCAGATGTATGGATTGGTATGAATCAGTAAAAAAAGATTGTTTGTGAAATTCAATTTCAAACTCGATCTTCTGTTTATGAACTAGACATAGTGGAAAATATGGTCTATTTGGTTCGTTGATACTATACTCATCACTCGTATACTTTCTAGAAAAGAAGAAGGGTATTGGAATCATCAGATCTGTTTCATATCGAGCCAATTCCGCAACACCTGGTAATGTCGCGCTGTCATAACGTAGATTTCGGTTCAATAGATACGCATTCGTAACTTTTTCGGACATCTCTATGTACAGTTCATCATGTAGTATTGACCAATCGTCGTCTATTTTTTCAACTTCGACCTCATCTATGTACATCGTTATACTCTTGAATATGTGTCTCCCAACTTGATCTGCATAATTTACACTACTCGACTCCAGTTTAGGTAATGTCAAACTCAACCACATGTTACTCAGTAGATCTCCCATATTTTGAGGTTTAAACTCAAGTTTGATCTTACTTCCGAAAGGCCAGTTATTGTTTTGACCAGGATTTGTAACATTACGAACTCTATGGTATTTTATGAATTCAGAATGTCGCTTGGATTTGGGTAAAAATGGTAAGTCTTCATCTTTATCGGAAAGCAAGTGGGTGTCTTGTTTTCCGATAGCCTTCAATGAGATACCCGACGCTTCCCCCATTCTTATATATCAGTACATTTTTTTAATACAACCATCTTTTAGATTTAGTATGTTGTAACTAAGAGCATAGACTTTCAAATAACGGAGAACCTGTGGGTCACATCTATTTAAATTGACCTTAAGTATCTGATTTTTTATATGACTAAAATTGACTTGACCAGTCGGATACCACTCTTCTGGTTTGAGGGCGAAACTGTACGAATAAAAACGTCTAATAATCTGCGTTCGTGTATGGTGGAGATATCCTTGTACAGCTTTGAGAAATCGTGTATTTCCCGTTTTTTTAGACAAGATGATTTGATCATCTAGGATTAATTCTAATGTGTTTAGGTTTTCGAACAAAATGTATGTATCGTCTATGAAGTTCAGGGAATTGTCATAATCAAATGGTGATACACCTTCTCGTTGAACAACAAAATAAAGTTCTTTTATTGGATTTTTGAAGTCCAGTAAGAATGTTTCTTCGTCTGTATTCATTTGAAAGACATTTTCCTGTATTTCGGTGATGATGTATGACTGTTCTTCGAGTAATTTTGTATCTGTGAAGACCAGTTCGGTCGCCAAGTAAGCATCGATTGTGTTGTCAATATTCACACCTGACACTGGATATGTGCCATTCACATCAGTCAGTAATTCGGGGTAATCAGACAGTTTAATTTCAACTTCCACGAGTTGTTTGGTTATAGACGACAGGGGTATTGCCAGTTCATGATTCTTGTAGAAATAAAATGGGATGTCGATCAACAACTCAACTTTTTCACCATCTTTTCCTAAGTTGTTGTGTGCGATGACGCTTGGATCAGATACTGGTAGAATATTCAGTCTAAGTGGGTATTTACCGATATGTTCCTCCAATGTTTTCTGGTGTGTGAGTGATACGTTATGTTCAGAATAAATCTGTAAGTAATCTTTGGGTACGTGTTGTATCAGCTTACCACCAATAAAAATTCTAGCGTGTTCTATGATGGCATGACCCACGGATTCTATGTAACACACATTGGGTACATCTATTCCGGGTAACGTAAGCTTAAGAGTCAGTTTTGTCAGAAAGTCACCACAATTTTGAGGAATTGTAAATCTGAGATTCTGGTTAAACGACGGTTTATTTTCCATAATCAACTCGCGCGAAAGTGTAGAAAAGTGTGTCCATCTTTTGTACACTTCACGGAAATAAGAGTATTCAGGATTTGATGTGAAATCCTTGTCGCGTAGCCCACTCGTCTCTAGTTGAATGAGGCCAGCCATTACTATTACATATAATTAAAATCTTAAGCCCGCCAATCCACCCCTGAATGTTAAAATGTTGTAGTTCACCGCATATATTCTCGTATCATGTTCTTGTGAAACATCTACTGGTGTTGTTGTCAAACTTTGTGTTATAGTGGTCTCCACACTTTCTCGAGTTCCCGTTTCAATGGTCTCTGTAGTCACAATTCCATATCTAACGTTATTTTCAGTCACGATGGTCTCTTCGACGAGTTCGGTTGTCTCCGTAATTGCCTGTATTTCGTCAAATGGTGTGATCGTTTCCTCCGTTTCGACAATTATTTGAGTCGTTGAAGTCATCGGAACTTCATACGGTGGTAAATAAAGATAGTAAAAATATGTACCATCAATAAAGTAACCAAGATAATTAACAGGATCAACTAGTTCTGCTATAATACCAGTTAGGTCTGTGAATTGATTTAACGAAACACGATCATCTTTTAAATAAATTTTACTGTCGTCTTTTGAGCTATATACATATTTTGTTCCATCCATATTTATCGAAACGTCTGTGATAGGATGACTTGTACTATGATATTCTTGAAAATATGGTATATCGTTGATGTCTTCATGAGTCCATATTTCCACACCAGAATCTCCTCCGCCTATGATCATCGTGGTACCATCTTTACTTATATCTACACGATATCCAAAATTTTTGAAGTTTTGTGTATTTGGTGAAATCTCATATATCGCACCAGATGGGCGGTAATACAAAAACGCGCGACCACCATCCCAATCTGGAGCACCTATAAGAATTTTGTCACCATCATAATCCATAGATACTGAACGTCCAAACATAGCATGACCAAGATTCGATGGTAAAGGACTTGGCAAATCTAACTCTTCTTTTTGAAACCATGTATTATTTGTAAAAGTATAGATGAAACACTTCCCATCGAAATTGAATGTGTTATTGTCACTTCCGTGCATAGTTACACATAGAATATTTCCATCTTCATTTAGACATACCTGTACGCCATAATTTGCATTTCCAGCTTGTGTTGGTAAGTTTATCGTGGTGTGAGACCATGTAGAGTTGTAATCGTATATAACCACAATATTACCACTATCGGTTTGATATTGAGGTACAACTATACCACTCGCTGCTATTCGGTCTCCGCGTTTATTCATAGATATACTACTTCCAAAATTCATTATGGGTGTATTGTCGGGTTGATACAACTGGTGTATAGTTCCCCAATCCCCGTTACCGAATGTCGCGTTGTCAAATGATTCCGTGTATCTTATTACGTTAATGTGTGTATTGTCTTTAGTTGCACCAACAAAAGTATTCAAGTTGTAAGAGTACGCGTATGTACCACCATCAATAGTAAGATTCGGTATATCATAAATTTCTGAACAATTATAATTATCATCAATTTGCCAAAGTTTCTTATCATATGTTGTAAACCATTTTCTGTTATACCAGGAAGAATCGTATGCTTGTCCCTCTATATAAACACTCCAATTCCACCCTTGTAAAAATTGATTTAATTCATATCCATCTGGTAAAACCAATGGGGGAATTGCTTCGTTTGAAGAAGTACCCGTGTGTGTCCCAGTACTAAGTCTACTTAAATCAAAAACTTCAGTTTTAAGTCTCGATACCGTATAATACGAAGCCGCTATCACTGAACCATCGAAGTTAGTGACAATTTGATTACTAGAATTTAATAACAGACGGGCATTGTTGTTCGAAATAGACGGATATAATTCTTCTAATTCTCTTATGAAAGTATTACCATCTGTTTGACCATATGACGTGACAAACCTATATATATAATAGGGAACACTGAGTCGTGAAGCCGTGGGACTTGAAACAACTCTAGATCCATCATGACTGATACCACATATAGATCCATATACTGTGGGTTCACATTCCCAATCGAATACATAATTATTATATTCAGTTGATATTATAGGAAAATTCAATGTAGTATTCCCCGTTCCAGGGAGTTGTGGTTGCGTTAGGGTTACATCAGAACCTACCGGCCTATTAGAATTGTTGCTCGCATCTGTTACTGTATAAAGGAGGGTGGAATCACTGATTGTAGAACCACCTTGTCTAGCATTGTTTGGATCAATGACCTGACTCGTAGTTCCGGGTTGTGAAGTTGTGTTATTAAATGTTGATGGATTATCTATCGATGTGACAGGTACAACCAATTGATCTGTAAATGTTTCGGAGGGACTTCCTACCGTGATTTGAGATGGAGTATCAGTGTTGGACGTGAGTACTCTACTCGATGTATAGGCAGGTTCAGAAGTACTTGTAGAAGTTGTTGTGGTTGTTTGAGATACATCTGATAAGAGGGTGGGACTTTGTAACGTGTACACTTTATTTATGATAGGAGTTTCATATACTCTAGACGTTCCTACGACAGTCGGTGTACTATCGGAAACTGTAGAGACACCTGATGTTGTCGAGATGACATTTGTGACAACTGGTTGATTTGTTGATCGCTCACTATTTGTAGATGTTGTATTCACATTTACGAGAGTGTTCAAACTTAAGCCAATTATTCTTATTGTAGTAGTTGTAGTTGTAGTGTTTGTTACCACAGTCTCTTTCTTTGTGACTTGTTCTTTTTGGATCGTCAAAGGGGTTGTCGTAGTTCGAGTAAATACATTTGTCGTCGTTTCTGTGAAAGGGACTTGTTCGGTTGAAGTCAATTCGTATCCAATCTGTGAGGTGCGTGTATTTGTGACAGTCTCAAGTTCATAATCATTAAAAGTGGAGAGTGGTTCGATTTCTATATTCAGTAGTTTATTAGAAATTCTGGACATGTTTAAATGTCCCGGTGAATTTGGTTGAGTTGGGTATAAACTGAATGAGTGTATTCCAAACTTATTTGGACCGAAGCGCCTATCATCTTCTTCTATCGGTCCACCAAATTCACTGGCGATCGGGGAATTTATATATTTATCTAGTGTTTGACCATAGCACACATCTTTACCACTTTTCTTGAAGAGAGTTTCATTGTTAAGTTTTAATTCGATGTTTTTGATTGGGTTATACTGATTGGGGAAGTTATTATTGACCGATACATTTGATTGTGAAACAAAATACATTTCCTTCACGGGGTTTTTGAATTTGAGTAGTACAGATTTTTCTAGTTCATCATTTTTCATTTTGAAAGATGATAATTGTACTTGTGTGATTTTGTGATTTATTTCATTGGACAAGAATACAGATCTTTCATCTGGTGAAACGTGTGCGTATTCGATGTTTAATGAACTTCGGGTTATGTCACCACCGTATGCACCCTCGTCTAACACAAGTTCATCGAAGTTTCTTAACTTCAACCTGACTTCTACACTTTGCTTATATAGAGCACACGATGGTATAGAAAGTCCAGGATTCCTGTAAAAATAAAACGGTAAGTCCAAAAAGTATGTGTATTCACCACTCCTAAAGTCGAGTAGATCACCATGTCCCGTGAGGAAATATAATGTCTGTCTCGTATCATCTTCATTATTTCTCAGTTGTTGATAGATATATATGTATTCCCCTGTAATTTTCTCTATCAACTGTCCACCGATCAATAGTTCGGCATACTCTACAAGATGATACATGAATGAAGGACACCATCTAGCACTCTCTGGTAAAAGGGGGTTGCGGGTCAATTTAAAGGTCATATTTTTTATGAAATCACCAATGTCTGTCGGGACTTTACATGTTATGATATTTCCATACGTCACATCTCCATTAAATTGACTTTCCAAGACTTCAAAGGAAAATTTGGTGTGTCGCTTGAATCTGGTCAAAAAGTATGACATCATTGGATTACCTGTAAGGTGCATGTCTTGTACACCTCTGATGGCTATATTCAAACGCCCTGCCATTCTTATAAAGAACAGAGTTTTTTTTAAACGTATTTAAACAATCATGGCGTCATGAGTATAAGTATGGATGATTTGCTTCGAGTTATGCAAATAATAGACAGTCACTCGAGTGTTTTGCCTGAGGGGGACTATCTCGAATTGTGTAAACATTTGAAGAATGCGTACAATAAGAGGGCAGATCCAGTGTACTTTTTCGATTATGACGACTTTCGAATCCCCCCCATTGGTTCAACCGAGGAGACATATCGATATTTTTACGACTATTACTTCGATAAAGCCCTAAATGTTGATAGTGATTTCATTCAGGGACAGATTACCTATCTTCAAAAGGAGCTGACAGATGCGCAACCCATAAAACGAATTACCAAGAAAATACGACAGAGGGTTTTGATGCATTATCGTCATATCCACGGTTTCGATGAAGATGATATAGATCTCCCACTTACAAAGGTAGAACTTTTAAGGATGTGTAGATCCTATATGGATATTGAGAATGATTTTAGATTCAGGTATCGTACATCTATAGAGAAAAGACTTGAATGGCTTGAAGAATCAGATGACAGGTTAGATGGTGTATAAAGATTTGGAGATCTAAAAAGATAATGTTTGCTATCCAGCCTTTAGCTACATATAAGCCAATATCGAAACACACAAAACGTAATGATAAGCGTTTCAGAATTTATTCTACAGTAACTAAAAATGTCGACCCTTACCGTGAAACTTCCTTACGGTACATGGGGTACGCGAATGAGCTTGGTGAAGCTTTTACAACGTATCTCCCTGACTGGGGTCTCCCAGCGTCCTACTGTGTCGCCGCGTCCTATGTCATGTTTGACACGATTGACAAGGGACAGAAAGCGTTTGATGCTGCCGAAGAGGAGGACAAAATCATAGACACTCTCAGGATTTCTACGGAAACCCTTACGTGGCAGATGTTGGCGTCTGTGTTTTGGCCAGGTTCAATCATCCGTGTAATTGTAAACATGGCGGCTCAGGTGTCGGGTGATGAACATCATCTTCTACCGACACTTGTTGGTCTCGCTGCGATTCCCGCTATCGTGAAACCCATTGACACGACGGTGGACAAGTTGATGGAGACATCCATATCGAAAGTCATCAATGGAGAAATCAAGACACCTGAGGATGCGAGTGCTGCGTTCATGACGGCGATGGGTTCATTTTCTCTACCCCCAGTGATGTACCTCCTGGCAGCCGCAATCAAACCTAAGTAAACCACAAACAAGTGAAATATATGTAAAAATGGAGAATCTCCGAAATCTCATGCAATGTCTGGACGACATTTCCAAGATGATCCCTGAGGGCACCTACTTGGAAATGTGTGACAACCTCAAACAGGTTCACGACAATATACCCAAGAATGATGATCCACCAGTAAGGGACAATCGTCGTGTACCTTTCCAGGCGGTTATTCCGGGTGCGTTGGATGTTCATCGAATTGTGAATGAAAGTGACACGGAGAGTGAAAGTGAAAGTGATGAGGAAGATGAACCTTGGCGTCCTGAGTGGTACGATGAGTGGGCGCAGAACGAGGAGTGTCTTCGAAGGCTCTTGGCTGACATGAAAGTTGTGAATAGGTCACTGACAACTTTGAAGCCTATTCAGCGCATGACTAAGAAGGTCAGGGAGGCTGCGATGAAACACTTCACTTCTCATACACCAATCTTTGACATTGACATTTTTGAAGAAGTTGATTCGGGAGATGCTACATTTGAAAACTTTGTGCGACTTACAAACTGGGAATATTTGTCGAGAGCTGACCGAAAAGAGCTCACGAGTAAGAAGTTTGAGAAGAAGATTTACGAAGACTATAAGATGCTCGAAAACCATCGCATTGAGGCGAGAAAGAACGATGCGATGGAGTTGAAGAGGAACTTGGATATTGAGATCAATGACATCAGGGAGCGGCAGAGTTACTTGAGGGTGCATTACAACTTGTAAGTTTGGGTGCACCACCATTTGTTACCACCTGTATATTCGAAGATGATGTGGATGAGGGCACCGGCGATGAGGTGGAGCACTGGGGTGTCAACCTTGAGATTAAGCCTACTCACACCCAGGATGAGCACAGCATTCATAATCCCGATAATCAGTGATTCCAAGGCGACGGTTTGTATAGGTCTAGTCATTTAATATATATTCAGGAAAAAAATATTTAGTAACAGTAAAACAATGAAGAACGATACATCTAAGATTGCTATGTACGTTGCGATCGGTGCTCTCGTCGCTGTCATTATTCTCCAGCTGATGGGTCGTCTGAAGATTGAGGGTTATGAAGGTGGTGATGCTGACAGCACTGATGCTGAGCTTTCGAAGCTTCTCGCTGAACTCGAGGGTGACGCCGATACAGAGGAAATGGACGAGGAGATGGAGGGTGACGAGGAAATGGAACCTGCCCCTATGGGTGAAGACTCCGATGATGAAATGTAATACTTGTGACTTGTTAATATAAAAATCTTACAATATATAAAGATGGACTTTAATCCGATGATGGCGCCACCACCAATGGCTGCCGCTCCGGCTAAAAAGGGTGGAAACACAACTTTATATATTGTAATCTTTTTCCTTTGTGTCATCTCTGTGATGGCGGGAGCTTTCTACTTCCAGACACAGAGCGCGGCTTCGAAAGCTAAGGCTGATCTCGAAAAAATTCAAGCCGATACTGCTGCTAAGATGGCGGCGGCCCAAAGCGACTTCGAGAAGCAAAAAATCCAGGCGGAGGCGGCTGAAAAGACTCGTTCCGCACAACTGAGAGCTGAACTTGCTGGGAAAGAAGCGGCTTTAGAAGCTAAGGCTAAAGGTAAAGAAGCGCAACTCAAGGCACTTGAAGCTAAGGTCAACGCTGATGTCAGGGCAGCTGCGGCGACTGTGAAGAGTGCGAACGAATTAAAGGCGAAGGCGGCCAATGAAAGGAATACTGCGCTGACACGTTTGCGCGAAGCTAACGCTGCGAAAGCGGTGGCTGAGGCTTCTGGTAAGGCGATCGACAAGAAGTTGGCGGATGAAAAAGCGAAGCTGGCTAGGGATGCTGCAGCGAAGGTTGCTGTGGCGAACAAGAGGGCTACGGATGCACGTGCGGGTGCAGCGGCTGAGGCGGCAAAGGCACAGAGTATGCGGAAACAGCTTGAATTAGCGGGTGCTAAGCATAGACAGCAGATAGCGCAAGCGAATGCTGCTATCGCGAAGGCGAAGGGTGATGCAGCTGCGGCTGCAAAGGCTAAGGCGGCTGCGGCGGCTGCGGCTAAGGCGGCTGCAGCGGCTGCAAAGGCTAAGGCTAAGTCGAAGAAGAAGAAAACGAATGAGTTATCAGGTAGAAAGGCATTCTATTTACGCGGGAAAGGTAACAAATACTGTGCCGATGAAGGGGATAAGTGGAAGTGTAATAGGCCGACAATTGGTAAATGGGAGAAATTCAATATCAAAGATATTGGTGGTGGTAAGGTTGCGATAAAGGGTGGTAGGTATAATAAATGGTGTGCGGATGAAGGTAACAGGATCAGGTGCAATAGGGGGGGTATTGGTAGATGGGAACAGTTCTATGTAAAACATCGTAGTGGAAACAAGTTTTTCCTGAGAGGTGGCAGGAATAATAAATGGTGTAGATATACAAATGGGATCGTGAAGTGTGATCGCAGCAAATGGACTCGGGGAACTCAGTTTCGTTATAAAAACTGGTAAACCTAAGTGATCTTAGAATATCTCGCCCTCAATACGGAGAACGAACTCCTTCATATTGAGAACGAAAAGCTCACTTGCAGAGTCCATGGAGTGTCCAGTGTGTTACGAGAATGAAGCGCGGTGTCGTTTCACTTGTGGACATGGATTTTGTGAGGGGTGCACAAAATCGTGGTATATGATGGGTAAATCTTCGTGTCCAATGTGTAGGGCTTCTATGTGTTTCAAAGGAATTACAAAGTTGAAGAAGCAGTGGCATCATGAGAAGCAAGAAGAGACTTACAAAAATCTCGTGATACAAATGTTTGACGAGTTGATGGAGGAGTATGAAGATATTCTTCTCAAATGTATAGAGGTTGTTCAGAATCGTTATGAGTACACAATACTGAAACATCCAAACATTTCATGTGAGTTACTTGATGTAGTACTTCGCATGACGTGGGTGGACATTGACTATATGTTGAATGAACCGGATGATAATGTGATTGAACCAAAGACGTTTACAAAGTATTTGTTAGTGAGCAAGTATGAACATTTTAATAAAACACAAGGTTTTCACACTTTTGAGCCATAGATGGCCAGAGTTGTGTAAACCTTCTATCAAGTATTTCACTGAATCCATTGTACACTACATTTACAAAAATCGTACCCACCCCCTTATTTTCATTTTCGACTGCATGGTACATTCCCGCTGGTATAAAAAATTCGTCCCCAGGTTTAGATGTTTTTATGATGTAGGCAACTTTCATAGACTTTAGGAGTTTTTCCAGATTCTTGAAAGGTAATCCATTTACTTTTTTTATGAATTGTTTTTCTTCTTCGATGTCACTATATTTGAGACGGAAGAGCAACCACTTCTTAACACCATCTAACATTATGACTGTCTGATCATAAGTGTCAAAATGACAAGAATGTCTCCAAGGATTTGTTTGAATGCGCAACATACAACGTTCAACATTTGTTCGATTTTGTGTGATGGGTGATACAAACTTCATGAGTTCAGATTCAGATGAGGTTGCGGTTGTGTCGGATATTTTGATCATGTACGAGATGTTTTTGTCTTCGTTGTTGAAAATATCGGTGTATGACCTAAATGATTTTTCGATTGGATCTGTACTTTCTATTTCTGGTAATGTAAAATCATACAAACCAATTACACCTGATAGATGACTAAACTGTTTCGAGAAGTTTCCCCATGAATACTTTTCCATCTGGATTATTATTGTCTTTAATCCCTAAGTAGACATCTCCACACCTTCTTTTCAAGAAAATGGATGAGATCCTTGCAGAGTTGCGTGAGCTCAGGGAGATTGTGCAGTCATTGCGACCGGATCCACAGACGACTACCAAATGCCAAGGT